TGCAGTCCTTTTTGAGAAGGTAGAGCATCTCCATAAAGATTTACATGCACATGCAGCATCTATTAGAGAAGATTACTCTAGAGATTTTAAGTTGGTGGATGATCGTCTGCGGATTATAGAGAAGAAAATGTGGACAATTGCTGGTGCAATTGCTGTTATTAGTGTTGCGGTATCACCTTTTGGTCAGAAGGTTATTGGATCTTTATTGACTCCTGAGCAACCAGGGACTATAATAGAGAAAATCAACTAGTATTGGATTATGGATTTTGTTGATGTGAAATACATCAATGAGATTTCTGCTAGACTTCCAAAATTTAAAAGAATAAAAAACAATCTTTATAATTTTAGATGTCCTATTTGTGGAGACTCAAAGAAGCATAAAAACAAAGCAAGAGGATATTTTTACCAAGTCAAAAATAATACAAATTTTAAGTGTCATAATTGTGGTTTAAATATATCTTTTAGCAATTTTTTAAAGCAGATTGATACTACAGTTCATAAACAATATGTGTTAGAAAAGTTTAAAGAAGGACATACTGGTAAAGCTACTACTGTTAAAGAACCAAAGTTTAATTTTCAACCACCAAAATTTAAACCAAAATTAGATTTGCCCAAAGCATCAGAGAATCCTGATGCAAAGAAGTATCTGGAAAGAAGAAAGTTAAACTCGACTAAATTCTATTATACTGATCGATTTAAACAGTGGACAAATACTCTTAAACAAACGTTTGATGATGTCCGCTATGATGAACCAAGGATTATTATTCCTTTGATTTATCAAAATGATTTGGTTGGATTTCAGGGAAGATCTCTAGGTCCAAGCAATGTTAAATATATTACTGTGATGCTTAATGATGACGCACCAAAAATCTACGGACTGGATAATATCAGAAGAGATGCTCCAGTCTTCATTACAGAAGGACCTTTTGACAGCACGTTCATTTCAAACTCGATTGCTATGTGCGGAGCTGATGCTGATATTAGTAAGTGGGGGATTAGCAATCCTGTGTGGATCTATGATAACGAACCAAGGAGTAGAGAAATCACCTCCCGTCTTGATAGAACCATTTCTAGTGGAGAAAAGGTAGTAATATGGCCATCTAACATACGCGAGAAGGATATAAATGATATGGTCCTATCTGGACATAATGCACAAAGTTTGGTAGAATTAAATACTTATTCAGGATTAGAAGCAAAACTCAAATTTACTACTTGGAAGAGAATATGAGCAACGGTACAAAAGTTAAAAAAAGAGATGGTCGCATTGAACCTCTCAACCTAGATAAGATGCATAAGATGGTTGAAGAGGCATGTAAAGGTCTCGCAGGTGTCTCTGCTAGTCAAGTTGAAATACAATCTGGCATACAATTTTATGATGGTATTACAACTTCTGAGATTCAAGAAATTCTCATTAAGTCTGCTAGTGATCTTATTGATTTAGATCATCCTAATTATCAATTTGTTGCTGCACGACTCCTCCTCTTTGCACTTAGAAAGAATCTTTATGGAAGGATGAGAGAACTTCCTTCATTGGAAGATCATGTAATGAAACTTGCGTATCAAGATCTTTATGATAAGGATATTTTTACAAAGTATTCTAAAGAAGAGATTGCTAAAGCAGAATCTTATATAGATCATGATCGTGACTTTTTGTTTACTTATGCCGGATTACGCCAAGTAGTCGATAAATATTTGGTACAAGATAGAAGTGGTGATGGGGTTTACGAAACTCCACAATTCATGTATATTATGATTGCATTAACAATATTTGCAGAATACCCTAAAGAAAAGAGGCTTAATTATGTCAGAAGATACTACGACGCAATCAGTAGACACAAAATCAACATCCCAACCCCAATCATGGCGGGAGTACGGACCCCTCTTCGTCAATTTGCATCTTGTGTTCTGGTTGATTCTGATGATACCCTCGACAGTATATTTAGCTCTGATATGGCTATTGGCAAATACGTCGCACAACGTGCTGGTATCGGTATTAATGCGGGACGGATCAGAGGGATCAACTCCAAAATCAGAGGAGGAGAAGTCCAGCACACGGGAGTCGTACCATTTCTCAAAAAATTTGAATCAACTGTCAGATGTTGTACTCAAAACGGGATCCGAGGGGGTTCAGCTACTGTCCACTTTCCTATCTGGCATCAGGAAATTAGGGACATCCTCGTCCTTAAAAACAACAAAGGAACAGAAGACAACAGAGTCAGAAAACTTGACTACTCCATCCAGTTAAGCAAGTTATTTTATGAACGTTTTATTGAAGATAAGGAGATCACGCTTTTTTCCCCTCATGATGTTCCTGGTTTGTATGAGAGTTTTGGGACCGATAGTTTTGATGAGTTATATGATGTATATGAATCAGATGAATCCATCCCCAAGACCACCATTGGAGCTCAAGAGCTCATCCTAGATCTATTAAAGGAGAGAGCCGAGACGGGAAGGATCTATATTATGAATATAGATCATTGCAATTCTCATTCATCCTTTAAAGATAAGGTGAGCATGAGTAATTTATGTCAGGAGATTACTTTACCGACTACACCTATTAGTCATATTGATGATAATCTTGGAGAGATTGCTCTTTGTATTCTTTCTGCTATTAATGTAGGTAAAGTTAAGTCTGATGAGGAATTGGAAGAGTTATGTGACCTATCAGTGCGTGGTCTGGAGGAATTGATTGACTATCAAGGGTATCCTGTACTTGCTGCAGAACGCGCTACAAAGGCACGGAGATCGCTTGGGATAGGTTTCATTGGTCTGGCACATTATCTTGCTAAACTGGGTTATAAGTATGAGTCACAGGAGGCATGGGATGCTGTTCATGGTCTTTCTGAGTCCTTCCAGTATTACCTTTTGAAGGCATCTAATGAGATTGCTAAGGAGAAAGGACACTGTGAGAACTTTGGTAGGACTAAGTATGCTGATGGTATCCTACCAATAGATACATATAAAAAGGACACTGACGAAATCTGCAATCAGGGCTTGCAACATGACTGGGAATCTCTTAGAATGGCTATCACCACCCATGGTCTTAGGCACTCAACATTGTCCGCACAAATGCCTTCGGAGAGCAGTTCCGTTGTGTCAAATGCCACAAACGGAATCGAACCTCCTAGAGCATACTTGTCCATTAAAAAGTCAAAGAAAGGGCCTCTTAAGCAGGTAGTCCCATCTTATGGATCTCTTAAATCAAATTATACATTGCTTTGGGATATGCCTGGGAATACTGGCTATATTAATATTGTTGCAGTTATGCAGAAGTTCTTTGATCAAGCGATTTCTGGAAACTGGTCCTATAATCCGGAGCATTACCCAGATGCTGAAGTTCCTGTTAGTGTAATGGCACAGGATCTTTTAACCACATATAAGTATGGTTGGAAGACATCTTATTATCAAAATACGTATGATGCTAAGAGTGATGATGAACCTGCACATCCAATAGGGTGGCATGATAATGTTGAGGAGGTAGGTTTTCAGGGGAAAACAAAGTTGAATCAACTGCTTGATGAATTAAGTAATGCTGAGGAGAGTGAATGTGAGTCTTGTGCAGTCTAATATAAAAGGAATGACCGTATTTAATACGGAAGAAGTTGATATTAAAAAGCAACCAATGTTTTTTGGTAAACCTCTTGGTATTCAGCGATACGATTCTTATAAGTATCCTGTTTTTGATCGGTTGACCACTCAACAATTAGGTTATTTTTGGAGACCTGAAGAAGTATCTCTTCAGAAGGATAGAGGAGATTATCAAACCTTACGTCCAGAGCAGAAGCATATTTTTACTTCTAATTTGAAGTATCAAACAATGCTTGATTCAGTTCAAGGTCGTGGTCCTGGTATGGCATTTATTCCTTACTGCTCCTTACCTGAGTTGGAAGCATGTATGGAAGTGTGGGGATTTATGGAGATGATCCATAGTCGTTCTTATACCTATATTGTTAAGAATGTATATTCAGATCCTGCAGATGTATTTGATACTATTCTTAGAGATGAAAAGATAATGGAAAGGTCTAAGAGTGTTACAGAGGCATATGATGACTTTATTAATGAAGCCCAGGTATATGGAACAGGTAATCAATGGAGACCGGATTTTAAAGATTCTCCAACTGCACAATGGGATATAAAAGAATTAAAAAGAAAACTCTATCGGGCAGTAACCAATGTTAACATACTGGAAGGAATACGTTTCTATGTTAGTTTTGCTTGTTCCTTTGCTTTTGGTGAGCTTAAGCTTATGGAAGGCAGTGCGAAAATCATTTCGCTCATAGCAAGGGATGAGAATCAACATCTTGTTATCACCCAAAACATTTTAAAGAATTGGGCTAATGGTGATGATCTTGATATGGTTGAGATTATGAAAGAGGAAGAAGAGTGGACTTATAAACAGTTTGATTTGTGTGTCAATGAAGAGAAGAGATGGGCAGAATATTTGTTTAAGGATGGAAGTATGATAGGATTGAATGATAAGTTACTCTATCAATATGTTGAATGGATTGCTAACAAGAGGTTGAAATCTATTGGATTAAGACCTGTTTATGATATACCTGCTACTCATAATCCACTTCCATGGACCCAACATTGGTTATCTTCTAAAGGACTCCAGGTGGCACCACAAGAAACGGAAGTTGAAAGTTATGTAGTGGGTGGTATTAAACAGGATGTTAAAACCGATACTTTTAGCGGATTCAAACTCTAAGGGGTTTGATAATATGAGTGATAGTGAATTGCTTGATTATTTTAGTAGAAATAATATGTTCCGTGAAGATCAGAATTCACCTGAATGGAACAGAGCATTTGCTAGAATTAGAGAAAGGTATGGGGCTCCACAACCACATCCATTAACTGGATTGGGTGCGGATTATGATAGAGCTAATGAATTTTAATAAGCAAATTCGTCTACAACATCAAGTACCTTATTGAGGTATTCGTCTGCTCCCCGGCATTCTTGTTCAGACAGTTCATGTCTTTCACAACGATCATAGAGCTCGTTTTTAAGCTTCAAAGCTCTTGATTGCATGTCTACTTTGTGCATTGCTCCGTTCATAGCTATATCCTTTGCTACGTTAATTATTTATAAGAATTATAACATAAAAATTTAATTTTGAGTCAAACTCTAAATAAAACCATAGACCTATGGTAGGATATGGCTATTGATTATGAAAACCCCTGGACTTATAATGGCAAAGATTTTAACTCTTTTGATATTCACGACCACTTTGGTTTTGTTTATAACATTACCAATCTCCAGAACGAACGACAATACATTGGTCGAAAGTATTTCTGGTCGTTTAGAACTCCTAAAGGAAAAAAACGAAAAGTAAAACAAGAATCAGATTGGAAGAAGTATTATGGGTCTTGTCCAGAACTTAAAGAAGAGATTAAACAATTTGGCCGACAAAGTTTTAGCCGAACTATCTTATCATTACATGATACAAAAGGCAAAACAAACTACGAAGAGACCAGACAACTCTTCTGTAACAATGTCCTTACGGAAGGACTTGACGATGG